GGCACCCGGTGAGAAGTTAGTGAGTAATTCGCTAACGTGCCGTAACCGCGGGCTGCCGAGTGGCAGAATCCGTGGCTAGAGCTAGGCGCCGCATCGATCCTAACGGATCCTAGGTATCAAAACCTAGTCGAGGAGCCACGTATGGCTAGTAATAATACGATTACGCTGTGGTAGGGGAAGCTCCCCTTGCCAATCAGCTAGTCGATGTTGTTACGTAGAGGGTTTGATCCCTCATGTCATACGCCTCGAGTGCGGTTAGCCGTCCTAAGTTGGAATGCTTAGGGGCTCTTGTTATAGTATGCGTCTTTTCAAAGGCGTAATGCCGATGAAAGGAGCATAACTATGCGAACCAGAACTCATGATGAGCTTGGTCCGATGACTCTATCTCACGACAGAGTTGAGGTCATCTCGGAGTATACAGACGATACGCTTCTGTCTAGGTCATCGTTTCCTTCGGAAACGCCACCGTTCAGAAGCACCGTATTGTCTAAAACTACGAGCGACGTGGAAGTTGACAACTTTCACGCCAGATCTAAAGCAGGGGAGATTTTCAATAACCCCTACAGTATGGACCAAACGAAGGAAACGTGGAGGCCTCTGATTTTATCAGGAGCCAACATCCATGTAAGTCCTTCGCAAGTTTCCACATCTTATGGTGTGGGGGCGAGCTTTGCACTCAGCCCAGCCGAGTATCTGCCTTGGGGTGGTACTATACCAACCCCTGACCCTCAAAGGGATTATTCCCCAGAGGAGTTCATGGCAGTTACCAGGGCCTTTGCTCAGATGAACGATCCGGAGGTTTTACTTCCGGTTAGTTTATACGAGGCAAAGAAGACGGCCGCCACGATCACTCGTGTCGCGTCGCGGCTCAAGCGAGCTGCGAAATGGATCCGAAAGGGTAATAAGATATTGTCTAAAGGCAATGTCGTACATTCTTTCAGGTCTCTCCGTCATCCCGCCAAACTGGCATCTGAGTGGCTGGAAGTTCGATATGGCCTAAGGCCGCTTTACTACGAGTTGAAGGGACTGTACAATCTTATTCAAGATGGTACGTCTCCGAACCGTAGGCGGTTTAAGTCATACTACAAGGACACAACAAAAGTGCCCAATTGGGCGACCGGAGTGGCGTCGAGCCTCCCCGGTAACTGCGCTGTTCCGTTCCGTTGTGAGAAATCTACAACGGTGGAAATTAGCGGAGGTGTTCTTGCGGAAGTGCTAAGAGACCAAATGAGTGTGGCCGATGAAATCGGCTTTAACTCTCCATTTTCGTCAGCCTGGGAAATTGTTCCCTGGTCTTTCGTAGTGGATTGGTTTTTGAACACTTCTGACTTGTTCCAGTCATGGGACCCGAATCCGTCTCTGCAAACGAAGACATGGTGGGTAGTAACTAAGGAGAAAGTTACTTATACCACTATGCCTTCTGTCACGTTTGCTGACCCCTTACCGTTATCAGGTAACGTATTACGTCCTGACAACCCAGGGGTTCGGGTTCAAGCGGGTAACTGTACGCGTGCCATTTGGCATACGCACCGTATCCCGACTCCAGCTAGGCAAGCACTACCTCTGGTGAAAGTTCACCTGGATGTAGTGAAGGCCTTCGACTTGCTTGCTTTGGCAAGACAAAGCGTTTACCAGTCATCACGAGTGTGATGACGGCGCAGTGTCTTCCGAGGCAGCGGAACGGAAAGGTTATCGAACCATGTTAGATGATCCGATTACACGTACCGTAAACTCCCTTCCGGGAGCAGCTACCGATGTAACGCTCGCGCGTTACGCCGAGAGTACCAACAGAACGACTTATGTATTGTCGACGACAATACCTAATGCCGAACTGTTTGACACGGAGGATGCGCTCGCGCATACTCCGGAGATGAGGCACCAGGTCCAGTTCTACCGTACCTTTGCGAAGCGGAGTGGAAACTCCCGCGGCGCGAAGAAGGCGGCTATGAAGCTGACCCGAGATGTCTCGGTACCGAATACCGCCGGAGACGGCGATATCGTCTTGCCTCTCATCGTAGAGGTAAGTTTCTCTGTACCAGTCGGTACTGATGTGGCTAAGACTCAAGATGCGCGTCATATTATTGCGCGCCTCATGCAGTCTGATACGCTGATGCAGCCGTTTGTTGACAGTCTGACTATTTAGTCGAACTTAAGTCAACATGAAGCTACGTCATTGGTTAAAGGCCCGAAAGCTAGTAAAGATGCTGCCGATGGCTTTCGATGTTGCTCTTGCAATATTCGTTAAGCTTAAGCAGAATCAATCTAGCAAGTAGGACCGGTCCAAGAATGGAGGTGGCAAGATGCCACGACCTAATTCGCGTCGCCACAAGAACCGCTCCTTGCCTACTATGGCAAGGGTACCCAAGGATTATCCTTGGCAGGTTCTAGGTCGTCTTTGCGACGACCTTGCAGAAACCGCCGCTGAAGCTGACTTGCGACGCGTCAGGGGGATCATACGATCTCGCGACGTGAACGCATTGCAGGCTCTGGCGGATGACTGGGGATTACAGAGTATATCCTCGGTCTGTAGTGAGCCGAATACGGAGCAAATCCGTTGGAGGCTCGGTTTGTGTAGCTTGATCAGGAAGTACCCAGATCTGGGTACGGAATGTGATAAGCGTACAGCTGCCATTGAAAAGATGGCGGAAGCGGAGCTCGCTTGTTCCCACTTTAATCGGGTGGGATATAAGCGTCTGTTCCATGAAGACGGGAAACCGTCGGAATGGTTACAGATGGCTCAGCACTTCTGTGCGCTTGTTCTTGGTCCTCTTGATGAGGCCCGAGTCAAGCATTGGTCTAGGCATGGTCCTGGAGCAACTACGGGTAACACTAGTAAGTTTACCGCTAAGTACTTTAAGTACTCAAAGTGGCCTTACCGTGTTACTCCTGGGGCTCTGGAACACGCTAAGCAGATGATACGGGAGGACCCGAGGTGGCACGGAGCTCTGGAAGAGTCTTACCGGGAGAGATTTTCTATCGAAAGATGGAGAATCTTAGACCCGGAGACCTTTTGGAGCAATGTGCTTATCGAGGATCCGTATAACCGTATCACTACTGTTCCGAAGGACTATCATTGCGATAGGCCTATCGCAATTGAACCGACATTAAATGTCATGTTGCAATTGGGCGTTGACGGTTTTATCCGAAAACGACTGAGGCGTTGGGGTATTGATATCAACTCGCAAGAGAAGAATCAGGCCCTGGCGCTGGAGGGGAGCCTAGGAATAGGCTTCAACCCTTGCACAATCGACCTAAGGAGCGCTAGCGATACTATCTCATTGCGAGTAGTTAAGCTGCTGCTTCCCGGCGATTGGTTCAATTACATGTGCGACCTACGATCTCCGAAAGGAGTTCTTCCCGATGGCTCTATCAAGCGTTATAGCAAGATATCCTCAATGGGAAATGGTTACACATTTGCGTTAGAGACCCTTATATTTGGAGCTCTGACTTACGCTGCTAGCATGTACACGTTCAATAAGTGGATGCGAGACGAAATCTCCGTTTTCGGAGATGATCTGATCGTACCCCATGAGTGTGTGCCACTGCTGACGGCGTTGTTGGAGCTCTTCGGCTTCAGCATCAATCAAACGAAGTCCTTCGTAGAAGGGCCCGTGAGAGAGAGCTGTGGTGCCGACTGGGTCTCTGGAACGCTGGTTCGACCTGTGTTCCTGAAACAAGTGCCGGAGGAGGTTTCTCATCTGCTTGCAGACAGAAACCGTATACACAGATGGTGTAAACTATATTTTCATATAGACACACCTAGTGTAGACAGCTACATTCTCCAATTCATTGACGGTGTCGCGGATAAATTATCCGGACCGTACTCTGATGAAGAGTTTGATAGCTACTGGCACGTGGATACGCCACCTCCCAACGTTCGTTGGGAGAATTGGTGTTACCACTTCAGGTCACTAGGCTATAGGACAAAACTTGCGAAGCCGCGGAGGAAGGATTTCCTTTTTGGGAAATTATCCAACGACTTGCGGAGCAAGCCTGTAGTCCGGGACTGCTGGAAAGAGGATTTTTCCTCTGTATCAGCGGCAGGGTCTAGCTTTGATATACCATTGCGGTATAGGAAAGCGCCGTGCGTGCGATCCCGTGTAGCCAGTTACTGGCAACGGGAATACAACATGCTATGGCCCCGGAGCGCCCGCGTAACAGCGGGTGCTCCCGGTCAGGTTTGTTGACCTGAAC